GATTAAATTTTTTGGAACTGTGTCCGGGTCAATATCTTTTAAAAATTGCGCTTCACGGGTTGGCATCCAGTGCTGCGTCTCCGGTGTTAGCTCGCAGACCCTGAATATCTTTTGAAGGTGCTCCGGGCTCTGTATATCTCCGGCGTCGTGCCATCTAAAATATTTTTGCCTGATCACCTGAGCAACCATTGCCGCGATCCAGCGCTGGTCCTTCAGCGCTTCGAGTCTTACATATTGCGCTGCTTTAATAGCTTTGTATCTTGTGTAATTTCCTTTTAATGCGTAACAGCTGGCGCATACGCTGCCGGGAATCTTCCGGAGCTTCGCGCCCGTTTTGCATTCCCACGCCGGCAGGCTGTAAGATAGCCCAGGCATTTTGCTTGTCCGGGTTAAGCTTCCAGTTATTTCTTTTGCTTCTTTTACTTTCATTTCTCGCTCCTTTGTTTATT